AACCGCCTCGTCAACATCGACAGCGCGACGATGCAGAACTCCGGCAAGGGCGGGACCACGTTCGGCGGGGATGAGTTCGCGACCGGGGCGGGGAAGGTGGCGGATGCGGCGCGGGAGGTGGCGAGGTGGGCCTTTACGACCGCGAGACAGGGCAAGGGCAAGGGCGGAGTCTTCGTGCCAGAGAATGACGACAGAGAGGGTCGGACCGGCTGGCAGGGCAACGGCCCGCCGCGGCCCGAGTTGGCGAACCGCTGCGATCGAGCAACCGGCCTCCCCGCCGCCATCGTCCCCGACGCACGCGAGATCAGGCCCGAAGACGTGGCCGAGTGGATGACGAGGGCGGAGGCGGCGCGGGAGGTGTCCCGTCAGGTTGTCGTGTCCCGCTGGGCGTTTTCACAGCGCCCCGCGTGGCCGGATAACCCCGGCTACGGCGGCCCCGGGTCAAAGTGCGGGGATTTCAAGGGGCGCGACGAGTCGTTGGGGTGCGAGCGGACGGCGGACCGTATGCACCCCCTCGGCCTCCCCGCCACCATCGTCCCCGACGCACGCGAGATCAGGCCCGAAGACGTGGCCGAGTGGATGACGAGGGCGGATGCGGCGCGGGAGGTGGCGAGGTGGGCGACTATCCGAAACCGCACGACGCACGCCGGCGACGGGTACAAGTCACCGGAGCACGGCCCGGGCAACCTTGAGAGCCCGACCGGGGGCGCGGATCGCATGACTGCCGCAATCGGCCCCGGCCTCCCCGCCACCATCGCCCCCGACGCGCGCGAGATCACGCCGCCGACGCTGCCGCCGGGGTGCGTGGTCTACATGGATCCGCCCTACGTCAACACGACCGGGTATGGAAACGACCTGCCGCGCGCCGAGGTCGTGGAACTTGCGCGACGATGGGCCGACGCTGGGGCCGCGGTCTACATCAGCGAAGCGGAGCCGATCCCCGAACTCGTCGCGGAAGGCTGGCACACGGTCGAGATCACCAGCACGCGGGTTGGTCAGAAGCGCACGTTCTCGAAGCAAAAGCGGGAATGGTTGACGTGCAGCAAGCCCCCAGCGTGGAAGCCCGCGGTGCAACAGGGGCTCTTTTGATGGCCGTAATTATCCGCAGGTGCCGAGCCTGCAACAGAGCATGGAAAGACGGGCGGATCCGCTGCCCAAGTCGGAAGAGGCCCGATTGAACGAGCTCGGCGAGCAGATGATGCTCTACCAGCGCGACTCAGCGATGCGTGCGATTCAGGCGTTCGGCCGCGAGTGCTCTCCTTTGTACGCTCGTATGCGAAAGGTCCGTCTCAAGAAGTGACCCTCCCCCTCAGAGTTCTTGACTGGCCGTCCGAAGCGATTGAGTCTCTCAAAGAGCGGATTGCGATCATGGTTGTCCACGGCGAGGTCAAAGAGGCCGATGCGAAGCGTCTTGCTGTTGAACGCGTTCGGCTTGAATGGGAGCGGCGTGCGTGAAGACTTCTGAGGCGAAGAAGTGGGATGGTTTCGAGGATCTCCAGGAGGAGTTCGGGCCAGACATCCGTCGCCTTCGGCTGATCGTAGACGACACAGAGTGGCGCAGTTTCGACGTGTACGTGATCGGTCTGACTACAGCTGGCTACCCGGTTTTCCGGTTCCACCGTCCGATGCAGAAGGCCACGCACCGGATTTTCCGGCAGTACGGGATCCGGTGGAAGCAGTGGTATCTGGGCCCGGGTTCTCCTCCACAAGCGAAGGCGCTTGAGCGAGGATGGGCTGAGATTGGCCGGTGGGAGCCGGGGAAAGTCGGCCAGGCGACTCAGCAAGAAGAGCGTTGGGGAAAGATGGACGCGATGGATCGACGGTGGGGGCAGACAAGGATCGGATGACGAACACAGCGACAGTTTTTGGCGAGCTCGATCAGGTGACGCGGATCCGCGAGGTTCATTGCTTTGGCTGGCGTGAGGACTTTCAGGAGTTCATCGACACGCACAAGGCAGAGGTTGTGACGGTCTGGGGGCCTGTTGCTCCTGACGGCGCGAACGTCGTGACTTCGCGTAGCGAGCTTCGCAGTGCGCTTCGCGGGAAACTCCTTGCGTGGGCTGGCGGGGCTGCCCTTGTGGACGATGACTTTGCGGCATCGAACGCCGACGACCTTGCTGCGTTCTGGTCTGAGGTTGATGAGGCCGAGGCGCGTCGTGCTGTGAACAGGAACACGGCTCGCAGTCGAGCGCGCGACTTCACAAAGGCTGTAGTTCGGAATGTGCTCGGCGCTCAGGGTCTTGTCCTCGCGACGGACATGGGGCAGCCGCTTTCCGGCCGGCCGGCGTTTGTCGTGTCTGCCGGCCCTTCGCTTGCGAAGAACGCTCATCTGCTTCGTGAGGCTCAGAAGCGCGGCCCGCTCTTTGTGGTGAACACAGCGGCGAAGGCTGTGGACTGCCGGATCGACGTCCTGGTGACGATTGAGAACAAGGATGTTTCTGAGCACTGGAAGTCGGTTGAGGGCCGTGTGGACTTCATCGCGCCTTCGCTCCAGTGCGCTGCGTCGGCGTTCGAGACCACTGCGGCTACCGTTCCATTCTTCACCCCTGGGAGCCCGATGGGTCGGGCTGCCGAGATGTCTGATTCGGGGGTGTTGCCCTCTGGCCCGAGTGTGGCGACTGCCGCTGCGTGTCTTGCTCAGGCGTGGGGATGTCACACCCTTGTGCTGATTGGCCAGGACTGTGCATACACGGATGGCAAGACGCATTCGGACGGGTCCCACTACGACGGCCAAGACGCTCCTGCTACGAACTTGACGTTGCCTGCTTGGGGCGGCGAGGGGGAGGTTTCGACTCGAGAGGACCTTGTTATGTTCGCCCGGTGGTTCGAGACCCACGCCAAGAAGTGCGCCAACTTCGGAGTGCCTACCCGTCTGGTGAACTGCACAGGTGGCGGAGCCAGTCTTGCGGGTTGGGAGGAACTTCCCCTCGAGGATGAGCTCGCCCGCTGGCAAGACAACTGGTCGACGGAGACGTTGTTCGATGCGTGGGCATCATCGTCTCCTCTCAGTTCAGCGCGGATCAAGAAGTTCCGCGACGCCGTCCACGCTGAGGCGCAGGAGGTTCTCGACGAGTGCGCCGGCCAGATCGCTTCGGGCCAGATCAACCCGATGACGCCGGGCGGCGAGTTCGTGGACGCATGGGCGACCCCTGCCGTTATGGCGGCGTTCACATCTGATGGCACGACGGCCGAACGTGGATGGCACGCAACGTGGGCATGGTTGACAGCCGCTACGGAAGTACAGACGCTCTTGGCGGAGCACTACAAGGAGACAGACGATGGACAAGACGACTGAGCAGGTGAACATGGATGCGCTGACGCGCGCACGACGGAACTACGGCGCACAGGCAGTGGCCACGATGCTTCGCTCTGGAGAGGTTCATCGGCGCTTCGGCCGGTACACGACGAAGGGGCGTGGGCTGATCGACCCGGAGCCGATGAGCCCGGAGGCCGCGCTGGAGATGGCGCTCGAGGACGTGTTCGGGAACCCGCAGCACGCGGCGTCCCGTCACTTTGTCCACCTCTGCACCCCGGTGAACATCCGTCGGATGAAGCAGTACTCCCAGGGTGGCGGCCAGGCGAAGAAGAGCATGACTCTCGGCTCCGAGGCGGACGTTCGCGCTGCCATGCGGAAGACGAAGGACCGTGGGCTTCTGGCGGAGATGCTTGCTGCCGAGTACCAGGGCCGGAATGTGGACGCACGCCCCCGCCCGAAGGTGCTGAAGGCGTTGACCTCCCGGCTTTCCGCCATCGCAGAGATGGAGGAAGGGAAGGCAGTTCGCACTCCGGCCTCTGAGGAAGACCTGGCTGCGGCGCTCGACGCGAAGTAGCCGCCGATGGGATGGCACAAGGCCATGCCGGAGCATCGTTCAAGGGCGATCGCTGACCGGCTGACAGACGACGAGGAGTACGACGACTTCCCTGAGTTTGCGTCTCGGTACTTCAAGGTGCTGAACCGCTCAGACACGTCGGGCCGGCGGTCGTCTGGTTACGTCAATCTTGTGCTGAATCCGGTCCAGCTGGATTTCTACGAGAAGATCAAGAAGTCGAAGAAGGACGGGCGTCCTGGCCGGTTCGTCGTTCTGAAGGCTCGTCGCATGGGCCTGTCGACGGTCTCTCAGGCGTATATGTTCCACCAGTGCCTAACGAACAGAGAGCGTCGAGCGTTCATTACGGCGGCAGACCAGGGCACGACCAACAACATCTTCTTGATGGCGAAGTCGATGCTCGAGCATCTTCCCCGGGCTCCTACTGGCCCCCGGGGGGGGATGCCCGGGGGGCTGACTCCTGAGCAGTCGGAAGAGTGGCGCAAGAACGACCTTCGGCCGGAGCATCGTCGGAACAACGACAACCAGCTGTGGTTGACGCATCCGAACAATGAGGACATGGGGCTGAACAGCCGGTTCGACGTGGCGTGCGCTGCGTCGGTGAAGTCGGCTCGTGGTTTCGAGCTCCACTACTTCCACGGTTCGGAGGTCGCGTTCTGGGATGACGCGGAGAAGTTCATGCTCGGCCTGATGCCGACGTTCTCTGAAACGCCAGAGACACTGATCGTGCTCGAGTCGACTGCAAACGGAGCCGGCGGCTATTTCCACGACAAGTTCTGGCGTCATTGGAAGGGCCACGGGTCTCGTCGGGAGAAGTCGGCATTTGAGGACGACGACGAGGCGTGGGAGTCGATCTTCTACGCCTGGTGGCAGATGCCCTTTTACGTCACGCCACTTCCGAAGGACATGACCGCTAGGGAGTTCCTTGACCGGATGCCAGAGGAAGTCCTGGCGATGGTCGACGAGTACGACCTCGCCCCCGAACAGGCGTATTGGGCCTATCGGACGTGGAAAGACAAGATGGAGGAGAACTGGGACCTCTTCCGCCAGGAGTACCCGTCGAACCCACAGGAGGCGTTCGCTTTCGCAGCTTCGCGCGTGTTCCCCGAGCCGGCGATCCGCACGATCGAGTCGAAGTCAGTGGTCGATGCCGGCTTCAGGGGGCACATCTTCAACGAGGCGCAGAACGAGCTCGTGAGTTCCGACGCTCTAAGCATCGGGGTGGCTGCGGACATGAAGCCGAAACTCCGCGGCGCGCATGACGGCCCGCTTTGGTGCTGGGGCAAGCCGAAGGAGGGGCACAGCTACATCCTGTTCATGGACGTAGCTTCTGGCCGGGCTACTGGTGACTACACGGCGATCCAGGTTGTGGACCGTGAGTCACGGGTTCAGGCAGCCGAATGGTGGGGCCAGGTAGACCCGCACCAGGCGGCTCAGGCCATGATCTTGCTGGCGCTCTACTACAACGACGGGATGATCTGTTGGGAGACGAACGGTCCTGGGCACTACGTGTCTCTTGCTGTGAACATGAGCCAGTACTGGAACGTCTACCTCCGCGACCACGTTGAGACGATCGCGATGGACCAACGGATCGGCTGGGTGACGAACATGGCGACGAAGCCTCTCATGGTCTCGACGGGCGAGACGTTGGTGCGGCTTGAGGCCCCGATCATTCGCTCCAAGCGGCTGATCGCTGAGATGCGCCGGTTCCTTGAGTTCGCCAAGAAGGCGACATCTACAGGAGGGATCATCGCTGGTGACGAGAACTACAAGCGATTGAAGACGGGCGCGCCTGTGGGCGAGCATGACGATCTTGTGATCGCCTGGATGGGGGCGCAGACAGTCTTGAGTCTGGAAACCGGTTCGTCCCCGCACAGTTTCTTGCATACTGCGGAGGAACCTGACCCGCCGGGGCGGTGGGAGAAGGCAGGCCGAGGAACCATGGATCTCGCGTGGGATGACGACGACGGCGTGGTTTCGGATCGGCCGTCTGGTACTTCTGTTGGCATGAGGTGGCTGTAGTGGACGCGGACAACCTCCCAATCAAGCCGGAGGCGGCACATAAGTTGCTCGAGCGCGTTGATGGCGCTTACTCGCTGCTCAAGACGTCTCTGTTCGAGGACTGGGCGGATCTCGACAACGCCTATCGGAACGGTGCGGTAGAGCAGGGTGCAGAGAAGCGCGGGATTGGGCTGATCTTCGCGACTATTCAGGCGCGGAAGCCGTACCTCTACCACCAGGACCCGGAGATTGACGCAAGCCCCCGACGGCACACCGAGACCGGCGAGCAGGAGCGGGTGGCAAAAGTGGCGTCCGCGGGACTGGAGTATCAGTTCACCGACGGCGACTTCGGCGGAGTGCTCGACCTTGTCGTCGATGACGAGGAGATCTTCGGGGGCGGGGTCGTTCAACTGATCTTCCAGGAGGCGCAGATCTCGATCCCAATCGAGGACTACGAGAACATCGTGGACGATGCGGATCTCTCGGAGGAAGAGGAGAGCGACCCTCGCGCGCAGACAGTTCTGGAGAAGCTCGAGGAGCTCGGCCTCGCGCCAGACGGGCCGGATGCCGTGGTTCGCCTGCTCCGTGTCTCGCCCCGCAATTGGATCTTCCCGACTGGGTACACGGAGATCCGGCAGATGCCCTGGGTTGCTGTCCGACGTCTGATGCACATCGACGACGCGCAGGCTGAGTATGGGAGCAAGGCATCCCATCTGACAGCAGACCTGAAGAAGTCGGAAGATGAGATCGACGACCAGCGCCCGTCTCGGGGCTATCACAAGTCCGACGCGGAGCACGTTGAGCTCTTTGAGGTCTGGCACCATGAGTGGAAGACGCGGACGGTCCTTGAAGGCAAGCGGACGCGAAGGAAGAAGGTCCGTGAGCTTCACGTCACGACCCTCTGCCGTCAGCCAAGCAAGGGGTCGAAGGGCCCGACAGTCCTGAAGAATCGACTCAGTCCGTTCGACATGGATGGCTACCCCTTTGTCGACTTCCGGCTGAACCGGGCTCCTGACCGCTATTACGGCCCATCGACGGCTGCGCTCATGCTTCCGGTCGCTCAGAACCTTCAGTCTTTGGTGGACGGCGCGATCGACGGGCTCGAGGCGACCCTTGCTGAGAAAGTGCTCTTCAACCCCGATACGATTGGCAAGGAGGGAAGGCGTCAGCTGGAGTCGAAGAGTCCGTCGTTGGTTGCAGTTCGCGACCGTCGTGGTGTTGGGAACGCGGTGAAGAAGTTGGAGAGGACCGCCTTCCCACAGGAGGTGTACGGGGTCTCGAACTTGCTTCGGACGTTCCTGTCAGAAGTGTCTGGTGCAGACGAGTCCATGCGTGGCGGCAAGAGTTCGGCGGGGTCCGCAACAGAAGTTGCCTATCGGGCTTCGATCGCCGAGGGCCGGTCGAACTCAGACACCCGCAAGTTCGAGAAGTTCGTCTCGAGGATCGCCCGCAAGACGTTTCAGATCATGCAGCAGTACTTTGACGCCCCGCGTTGGGTGCGCGTCTCTGGCTCGGACATGCCCGTTTCGTTCAATCGGCACGATATCGCCGGCCAGTTCGACGTCGCAGTTCGGACAGGCTCGATGCGCCCGCGAGGCCCGGAGGCGGAGCGCGAGGCGATTCTCGGCTTTGCGACCTACCTCGCTCAGACGATCCAGGCCCTTACGGCCGCTGGGGTTCCTCCGGCCGACCTTCAGCCGATCATCGACAAGATGCTCGACCTTTGGAACATCCAGTCTCCGTCGATGCGCGATGCCTTTGCGCAGGCGGTGAACGCTGGGATGGGCTCCGCAGGCCAGGCGATGCAGCAGACAAGTCCCGACGGCGTGGCCGTCAATCCGGCGACAGGGGACACCCTGAACGCTCCAACCGCGAATCCGATGGTGACGGGGGCCGCGCAGGCGGGAACTCCTCCATCTCAGGGGCAGTGACGAGTGCCGAACTACGCTTTCAAGTGCGAAGGGTGCGACTACACTTTTGACGAAGGAATGTCCGTTGCGACGTTTGCGGCCAGAAAGGCCGATGAGCACAACGGGTTCCGCTTCAAGACGTGCGGGCGTTGTCGACGGAAGGGTCGCATCGTTCACGACGCCCTTCGCCAGTACCAGTCTCAGTCGCCGCCGCAGATGGATTCGTTCACGTTCTACGAGAACGCGCCCGAGACGATCCTGAAGGGGCAGCGACAACTGACTGTGACGAAAACGGAAGCGAAGCGTCTGCTCAAGGAGCACGGGCTGGCAGAGTCGGGCAGGGCGGCGAAACAGAAGAGGAAGTCGGCGAAGGTCATCGACAAGGGCGCGATCGCCGACAAGTGGGCGGAGAGATACGGAGAGTTCTCACATGGGCCAGCCGCCCCACAGGCAGAACCGAAGAAGGCTCTGATATCAAAGAATGGGAAGGCCGTGAACCCTCTTGCGGCAGGCCCAATCCTTGTGGAAGAGCCCCCTCCTCCTCGAGTGCTCCCCTGGGATCGGAAGGTGGAGGACGACGGTTCTGGCGCTCGACGGGTGAACCCGAAGGATTATCAGCCACCGAAGGTTGTTGACATCATGAGGGATCCATCCCTTACCATGGTGGCGAAGTGGGGAACGCTCAAGAAGGTCGCAAAGCGGCTGGGGCTGAAGCCACCGACAACGACGAAACGTCCAGAAATGGAGCGGCTGGTTCTGGACAGGTTTCGTGAACGTGAACAAGCAGCTGCGAAGTGAACCGCGTGATCACCGAACAAGATATCGGCACCGCAGAGACCCCCGACACCGGACTGAACGGTTCGTCGACCGAAGGGCTTGTCCCCGACGCTGACGTCACTCAGGACCCCGATGTTGGAGCCAACGCGCCCGATGGTGAAGGATCCGCTGACGCTTCACCGGAGAGTTTTTACTCCGGCAACCCGGAGGAACTCCCAGACGAAGTCTATGGCCACTACAAGGACATGGAGCGTGGGTTCCAGGCGAAGATGCGGCAGCAGGCGGAGATCCGAAAGGATCTTCAGACCGAGCTTTCCGCCGCTCGCCAGGAGCGAGAGAAACTGACCCATCTGGGTGTTCAGCTGCAGGCGCGGCTGGACGCTCCGACCGAGCGGAAGGGGCCAGATGGCTCGTTCCTGCGAGATGAAGCCAGGGACACTGGCCCGTCTCGTGACGACCTCATCGCTGAGGTCAAGCAGAAGGTTCAGGCTGGTCAGGGCGTTGAAGCACTTGCCTACATGGTCGAGAAGCTCACAGCGCAGCACGCATCGAAGTCTCCTGCAGTGGCGCAGTTCGAGGAAAAGATCGCGGCGCTTGAAACGCGCCTGGCCGACTACGAAGGCCCGGCGAAGATCCAGCGACAAACCGCATCCCTCAACGCTGCTTTCGAGGACTTGAAGTCTGGCGAGTACCCTCAACTCGGGAACGACAAGGTCGTCTCGCGTGTTCGGGCTGCTTTCGAGGGGAACGATCCGGTGATCCAAGGGATGATCAGTAACGGGATGCACCGCGAAGCGATTGCATTTGCGACTGAACGCGCCCTTCGTGAAGTCACCGAGAACCGAACCATCAACCAGGCGCGCAGGCGACGGGATTCCTCCCCCCCGCGCAGCGAAGCGGGGTCAGCGGAGAAAACCGCGATCAATTCCGCGACGATGTCTTTCGAGGACATCGTCAACGCTGTGCTGGGGTGAATCACTGACGTAGCGCGCTGCGGAGAAACACCGTGGCAGCTCCCTACTCAACCACCCTGACGGACTACAGCAAGAAGTTCACCGCGACGTGGGAAGCGTCGTGGGAGAAGATGGTGTGGCTCATCCTCGAGCAGTCCCCCCTGCTCTGGTACCACTACATGACCGGCGCGATCCACATGGAGGCGGCTCCTGCAGCCCGCATTCCGTTCGCGCACGCTGAGAACCCCAACGTCCAGACGTACCAGGGCACCGAGACCCTGAACACGGCTGAGTCGGAGTTCTACAAGCCGTTCATCTTCGACGACTGGGGGCAGATCAGCTGCCAGTCGGTCGTCGCCACCGACAAGATCGACACGAACAAGGGCGCCAAGGAGCAGATCGTCAAGATGCTGCCCGCGGAGCTCCAGCAGTGCGCGATCACGATGCGGAACTTCATCGAGACGCAGTTGCACACTGCGAAGGTCACCGACGGTGATGTCGACGGCCTCCGTGGCTTCCTCGAGTTCGCCGCGCCTGCCGCCCAGACGGGCACGGTGGGCAACGTCGCGAAGAACAGCACGTACCACTTCAACCAGTACGAGCAGGTCGCTGGCGGTTTCGCCGCCAACGGCGTGGCCGCCTGGACGAAGTTGTACCGGAAGTGTGCGCGGTGGGGCCGACGGCCTGACCTCATGCTGACGGACGTGGCTGTCTACGACGCCTATGAGGAGTGGTGCGGCCCTGAGCGTGCTCTCGTCGATGAGGCGATGGGTTCGGCTGGGTTCGACAACCTGCGTTTCAAGGGCGCCAAGGTCGTTCCCGACTACGGGATCACCGAGGACTCCGGTGAGACCTTCATGCTGAACATCGCGGACAAGGCTCCGAGCAAGGCTTCCGGGCACAACTTCGAGCCCGGCTTCCTCGACCCCGTCAAGGGGAAGAGCAAGGGCGAGACCAACCTCGGCCGTCTCCAGCTGTGGATCAACCCGAACGCGCACTTCGCTTCCGACCCGTGGCGTCTCGCCCAGGAGCAGTGGGCGCTGATCTGCAAGACGAAGTTCCACGCGATGTACGTTCCCCTCAACCTGCGCGAGCACGGCACCTGCGACTTCGCAGCCGGCTCGTTCGTCGCCTGATAGGAGGTCACCATGCTCAGTGCAGGCGGTTCCACGATCGAGATCTACAACGCTTCGGGCAGCGCACTCGCGTTCCGGTCCGTTGTTCAGGTCCTTCCCCCCGACAAGGCGCTCACGGGCGTCGGCAAGAACGCGTGGCGTGCTCAGACTTGGGCCGCTGGGTCCGACCTCGGCTCCCTCGGGATGCTGGCTGTCGTGTCCTCGGAGCAGGGCATCCCTGACGGGGAGTACGGCAGCGCGGCGAAGGCTGGCGGCGTGGCTTCGGTCACGATCAAGGCCAACGGCACCAACGTCTCGCAGTACGACGTGCTCGAGGCTGTGACTGGCCAGACCTACTTTCAGAAGTGGGGTTCGGCTCAGATGACGCTGACCGCGGCGACGATGTCGGCTGGCGACCTGTCTGGTTCGGTGGCGTCGGCAGCGACGATCTCCGAGTCGATCAGTCGGCTCAACCAGTCGGTCAACTCCCTTCGTCTGGAGTTCAACAAGCTCCTGACGAGCGTGGAGTCTGGGTTCGACGTGATCCAGAAGGTCCGTGCGGTCTACGTCGGTACGACGCTGTTGACGGCGTCGGACGCGACTGGCGATGTCGTGCTCTTCGGCGGCCCTCTCGGGGGCGTCTGACAACAACAACCTCGGTGGCGGGCCGGGGGGCATGGTGCCCTCCCGCCCGTCACCAGTACGCCCGAGCCTCCCGTAGGGGAGTGTAAGCGGGTCGGGGAGATAGACAGATGGCAGGCAGCACAAGCGCCCAGGCGGGCGGCCGGAAGCGTCCCGCGTGGACCGCTCTCAAGCACGGACAGCAGGTGAAGGGCCTCGGCCTTATCCCGGTGTCCTTCTCGTTCGTGGGCGACTCCGTGGACTTCACTCGTGACATCTTCATCACCCGCACGTACGCCCTCAGCGGCGAATGGCAGGTGGTTGGCTGTGTCATGACGGACGACAACCTCATCGGCTCCCATGCCAGCAACGGCTGGCGCTTCTACGCCCGCAACGCTGGCACGGACGGCAGTGACACCGACAACCTGTCGGCCAGCGGCTACTCCACCCTCACGGGCGGCGACGGCGGGATCTCGGCGGGCGCTCCGTTCACGGTTCCGGTCGAAGGGCCTGACAACTCGACCCCGACGAACGTGTTCGCTGGGGAGGATGAGGTCATCCAGATCGTTGGCGTGAGCGAAGGCACTCAGCCGGACCTCTCGTCGCATGAGTTCGTCGGAACCCTGTACCTGGTGAACTCGCCTCCGGGCCGCTCGGGAACGCCGTAGCGTAGGGAGGTCCCCCCGTGGACTTCTCCACGCTCTACACGCGGCTGGGTCGTAGACGAGGCTTTGACGGGAACACCGCCCGTCTGAAGGGCTTCGTCAACGATGCGATCCAGGAGATCGTCGGTCGGCGCTCGGACTGGGAGTGGCTGCGAGGGCAGCATCAATTCCAGACCCGGGCGCCGATCACGAGCTCGACTGCCACGTTCACGAACGACTCCTACACGGTGGGGATCGGGTCGGCTGCGACTGTGACTCTGGCGGGGGCCCTGTCCTCTTCGCCGGATGACGCGCTCTACCGGATCACTCTTGGGAACTCGACGGGGTCGTCGTTTACGATCCCGGTCAAGTACCCGGGGGCGACGGTGTCTGGCTCCGCCGCACTGAAGGTGTATTTCGACACCTACCCGCTTCCTGCGGGCTGCACGCAGATTGAACGACTCGTCGTTACTGGCAACGGGTGGCAGACGCCGATCCCGCAGGAGTCGCTATTGCCTTCCGGCATGGCGGTCCTGACGTTCAACGACACAGAGACGTACCCGCGCGCCTACGCGCTGGACTCGAGCGTGCAACTTGAGACTCCACGTCTCGGCCCCACTGTCGCCGCGGCGGCGGGCACGGGCCTGACAGGGGTCTACTCGTTCGCTTACGCATATCTGAACGACGCCACTGGCGAGGTTGGCCCTCTCTCCCCGACGGCTTCTGTGACGCTGACGAACGAGGACGTTGACATCACCGGCATCCGAACCCGCGGCGGCCTTCGGCGACGCCTTTACCGCACTGAGGCGGGCGGTTCGGACTTGCTCTGGCTGAAGGATTTGGATTCATCGTCTGGAAGCGAACTTGCTGAGAGCACTGCAGATAGCGCGCTTGGCTTCGACACCGTCTCCGACAAGTTCATCGGCGGGCACCCTGGTCACGCATCGACTACCCGTGTCCGTCTTTGGCCTCCGCCCGACGAGGAGTATCTCGTCAGTCTCACGTACTTCGCTGGCCAGAAAGACCTTGTCCTCGACAATGAGGTTCCTCTTCTACCGTCGCGGTATCACCACCTGATCCTGACTCTTGCTGAATCGCTCGCTCTTTCTGAAGAGGAAAACCACCGTGCGGCTGCTCAGAAGCGGCAGATCGCAATGGAGGGCGTCGACCAGATGGCGATGGAGCAGGACATGGACCCGAACCGGATTGCCGGCGTCGGTCGCGGCGCCACGGCCAGCCGTCGTCTGGAGCTCCATGATGGCCGCTGGCCCCGATTTGTGGACCAGTAGCCGATGGGACGTATCGCCCGAGGCAAGGGTCGTCGCGCAACCCCTGTAGTCACTACGGGCCTATCCGACCGTGCGTGGCAGCAGAATGGGGAGATGCGGAAGGCGCATGGCGTCTTTTTTGACACGACGGGGATGGTGCGGAAGGCCGGTGGCGTTCGCGAGTACGTCACATGGGACCCGAATCCGTTCAAGGACAACATCATCTCTGCGATGACGGAGTTCAGGATCCCCCGCGGGCCCTCTGAGTTTGTAGCGGCGTGGGCGGGGAACGTGGGGTTCTTGCGGCGGGATGGGATCCCAGCTGCGAACCGTTTCCTGACTGGGCGTTACGACGCGCCGACTCCGCAGGATGGGGATCGCTTCTCGATCTACAACGACTGGCTGTACGTCTTCAACGGGCGTGACGCGAACATGAAGTGGAACGGGGACTACGCTGCTCCGGTTGGGGTCAGCGAGGTCCCATCGCCGCCGGGTGCGCAGAAGCAAGTGGACACCTCTTATCTGACCGATTACTCGCTGGACAACTCGGGCGACAGTTTCACGTTCCGTTACCGGGCTACATTCGTGAACAGCAGTGGACATGAGGGCCCTCCGTCGCCATCTGGGGCCCACACCACCATTGGTAGTGGCTCAGATCGGGCTGTTGTCCGCGTGTCGTTGACGCCACCTGTTGCCGAAGACCTCATCTACACGAACATCTACAAGCAGGCGGTGGGTGGCGGGTACTACTTTTGGCGTCAGGTCTCCGTCCATGAGGCCGTGGTGTATGACCATGAGGAGCCGCTTGCGTCATCGACGCTCGGTTCGCCTTTGGTTGAAACGACGCAGCCCCCTCCAGTAAGTCGGTTCATCTCCTTCTTTCGTGGACGTGGCTACTACGTTCCGACTGACTTCCCTTCGTTCGTCTTCTACTCCGACAGTGGGTTTCCTGAGCAGCTTTCGTCGGGGTTCCAGTTCCTTGACGTTCAAAGCGGAGATGGCGAGCCAATCACCGGCCTTGCACAACTTGACGACTCGCTGCTCATCTTCAAGCCGACGTCGATCTGGCAGGTGTCCACGCTTGCAGACGGAACGCCCGTACTGAGCCCGGTGGCAGAGGGCGTGGGCTGTGTTGCTCCTGGCTCGCTCACCCTCACGCGAGGCCGACTGTTGTTCGTGGGCCAAGAAGGCGTTTACGAGTACGACGGTGGTGGTGTTCGTCCACTGAGCAATGAGCTCTATCGGTGGTGGCGGAACGTGGATGCGGCCGGACTGCGGCAAGCGGTTTCGGTAGTGGACGAGCAGGCTCGACGCGCTTACATCGTTGTCCCCTCTGACGCGGGCCCGTGGCCGTCGACTGTGCTGACGTACCACTACGACATTGGTGGCTGGACGATGACGCCTGGCTACCAGGTGACCGCCGCTACGGTCTACAAGGACAATGTCCTCTTCGGGGTTTTGACTCAGTCTGGTATCGGGGACGTCGTGCTGTTCGGCGTGTCTGATGACGTTGCCGTGCCCGACTTTAACGTGAGCGATGGGACGCAAAAGGGGTCGGATGCTGATGTCGCGACCATCTACGGGGAAGCCCGTTTCGGTCCTTATTCTCAGTATGAGACGAGTTGGGCGCCGGATGAGTTGATGGAGATTGTCGGAGTGACGGTCTTCTTTGAGCGGTCCGTCGTGTCTTCGTTGCAGATCGACATCTACAAGGATAGAGACCCCGTCGCCACAGAGACCAAGACGTTCTCTCTCCGGCAAAGCGGGTTCAAGACTGCGCAGTCTGGCAACGAGGACTTGACTACCCATGCTGGCTGGGACGGGAAGGACTGGGGCCAGTCCACTTGGACGGGGCCTCGGCAATTGCAGCAGCACGTCATGTTCGACGACTCTGTGCTCTGCAGGGAGTTCGAGATCGGCTTCACCAACGCGAACGCGCAGGAGCCTTTTGCCATTGCCGGCTTCATCGTCTGGCGGGTGGAGCGTGGTGCGGAGCAACAGCGGTGAGGCTGACCCCCGAAGAAGCTGATCGGACGCCTGCTTCGCTGAAGAAGCAGCTGCGCCGTGCTGTGCGGTTCGCTGACCTCGGCGTTCCCGCGTCGTGGCCGCTCGAGCGCAGGGCGCACAAGGCGGTCCGCCTGCTCGGCGGGGGTAGCGTGACATTCCGCCGTCCGGCAACGGTTCGGCGTGCGATCCTGCTCCTGACGAACGGGGGCGGCTGATGCCCGGTGGGCTCTACAGGCGGCGAACGTATCCGGCCTCAAACTACACAGACGACCCCGATGAGGTGTGGTCGGAGTTCCAGCGGATCCGTTCACACTTCATGTCGTTGGATCAGAACAACGTGCTCGAGGATGGCGTGGGCCGTGCTCGCATCGCAAAGCCGAATCACGCTTCCCATGAAGGACTGAGTGACTTCCTGGCTTCCGCGGTTGCTGGCAGTGGGTCAACAGACCCCATGTTCGACTACGAGACTGCGACCACCGACACCTACGCGGTCGCTGAGGATGATGGGACCTGGAAGGTTGATCAGAACGTCTCCATTGAGGGAGTCGCGAGGTCTGCCGGGTTCTGGATTGTAGCCGGCTCTGCTCAGTTCAACTGCGGGACAGCAACCGATCATGCGGACGTCGAAGTCGCTGTGCTCAGTTCGCGAACTGGCCCTGCAGTTGGGGTGGGATCGGGGCATGTGGACTCTGCCACGCTGCACTGCAGCCCGATGGGCACGTCAGCGCTGTTGATCCCAGCGGGCAGTTTCAAACTGCAACTTGCCGTTCGAGTGAACTGGTACGGGTCCCTCACCGCCTCTGTCTCTGTGTCCTCACGGTCCATCATGGCTTTCGGGCTGTATCGCTGATGCCGCAACTCACGTACACGACCAGCATCCGCGACCAGGCCGGAGAGGCAAACTCCGCCACGCCGTTGACGGACAATCTTCAGGACATTGAAGATTTGGCGACGACTGGTTTCGACTACGAGAATGTAGAGCAGTGGTCTCTCGACAATGAGCATGTCTATGACGGCGGTGGTTCCCCTGTCCCGTTGAAGGCTGCGTACAACGACTATGACGATGGGAACACCGCCTACGCCGGCCCAAGCGGAACGTGGGAAGACATTGTTCAGGTCACGGTGAGCGCAGAAAGTGGGGTGAGCGGGGTCTACATTTGGGCAGGACTGCGCACCGACGCGACGGGAACAACAACCGACACGCACCAGATCCGACTTCACGTGAACGGTGGAACGATTACCCACACCACTCGTGACATTGGCCCGTCGAACAACCAGAACGGCGGCGGCGCGACGATGTACGCCCTCCAGGCTCCGTCGGGTTCGTTTGACGTGAAACTCCAGCTGGCCGTTACGACGGGCGCCGCCCTCCCGAATTGGCACGACGCTTTCGTCAAAGTAATCGTGGTGACCCGATGACAGACCTGAACCTCACGATCGCAGCGGGCTTCGTTGACGCTGCCGGAAACCCGATGACTGCCTCGCAGTGGACGGCTCCGCTTGATGAGATCGAGACGTTTTTGGGCGGGTTGGTAGGTCGGGACGGTGTCGGGGACGACAACTGGAAAGCAGACGGCGCAGTCCGCGGCACATGCTTCAGGAAGGACGCTGTCTCGGAGGTGTTCCGCCTTCAGAACGCCTCCGACGGATGGATAGTTTCGCCGGACACGTCTCTCTCTGGTGGCCCGCCTCACGGGATCTCGCCTTCCCCGTTGCCCGGCGGCTATCTCCGTTACTACCTCCGCACTGATGCTGAGTTCGTTGCGATGTTCTACACAGCGAAGGTGATCGACATGGCGGCCTCGAACACCTTCGACTTCCGAAGCGAGGCGGACCTTGACGGCACTGTCCTCGCGTCAACGAATGTGGCGGACTCTGGGGGGGAGCTCTCTTCGATCAGGCTGTGCTGGTCGGCGACTGGCTCGCCGCAGGTTGATTCAGGGTGGCATTACGTGGCGAACTACGTGGTCGCGGGCTCCCCCTCCGTTCAACTCGTGCTCGGGAAGACCGAACTCGTCGTCGTCGCCGCGTACAAGTAGGTTAGGATTCAAACATGGCGTTCCTCGAGCCTACAGCCGCATTGATGCCTACCGGGCTCTACGAGTACGACCTCGGCGCCCAGCGGGCCGTGGAGGCCGCTCAGGCCCGTCGTCAGGCTGGCTTGTCCGCGCCTGTGATCGGAGCCGGCGGACTGCAGGGGGCGGGTCTCCTCCGTCGCCAGGGGATCGAAGAGTCTTTTCAGGCAGCCGTGCAGGAAGCCGAACGTCGCCGTCTGATGCAGGAGATCCGTCGTCGGTCGCAGGAAGCGGAGCTCGGAAAGCGTCGGCGCGCACAGACAATGCAGGCTGGGGCGGGGGCGATCGGCAACGTGACGACGGGCCTAATCGCCGGTCTTTCTGAGCACATTCCGGCAAAGGCTACGACGGGCACGTCTGCTCCGGCGAACGCGGCGGCTCAGGACGCTACGTCTACGGCTACGGACGCGGCATCGCAGGCTGTCAGGGGGTTCCGATGGCTCTGATCTCTCACTTCATGGGTCTCGGCGAAAGCGTCGAGGGCGAGAAGACTGGTACGTGGATCCCAGATCAGGCGTACTACGACCGTTATATCCGGGCGGAAGAAGAGCAGATCAAGGGTGCTGCGCGTCGTCGGGCGGGCGCCATTGGCCGAGGAGGCCGCGCGAAGCAGGGTCAGTTCCTCACTGCTCAGGGGCTTGGCGGGACCGCGCTTGAGACCAGTCAGCAGAAGGGCCTCACCAACGCTTTCCGGCGGGCCCTGAGCCGGTCCTTGCAAGAGGCTCAGATGGAGGGAGAGGCTCTTCGTCGCGCGAAGTTCGCAGAACGGGACCAGGCGCGCGGCGAGTCGCTCGGTCGGATTGGCACGGCGTCGAACCTCGAAAGCCAGATCGGGTCGGCCATCCTTTCGATCAGCCCCTACACGGCTGCTCTTGCTCCAATCCATGGCGCTTCGACTGCGACGGCCGGCATCGCGTCCACCCTCGGCACACAGGACCAGCCCAACCGGATGGCGCGTGCCCAAGGCTACGACGACGCCGATCCGATTCGGACCGTTGAGTACGGCGCTCCTCAGTTGTTCACGTCTGGCGACCCCGGTGGGGTACAACGTGCTCGAGGCGGTGGCGGGCAGGACTTCCTTCGCCAGTACGGGTACTGACCATGCCAGATACGCTCTACCCCGGAAGCCAGTTCACGGACCCGCTTCTGTTCGCCAACACGGCGCAGCAGATCACGTCGGCGATCCCGCAGGGGATCCAGCTGGGGACTCAGATCCGCAGGCAGGCGCTCGCTGAACAGATGGCCGCCGAACAGATGGCCGCATCTCAGCGGGCAGAGGAGCGCCTTCTGGCTGACCGCCGGGTAGCGTCGATGGGTCCGGCCGACGGTGGCGGGGCTACGCGCACACGTCAGGGACAGTCGATGCAGGCCGGGATGCCGTCGGCTGAATACATGCCGTCTCTGGACGTGGTTCAGCAGATCATCGCGCAGGAGCAGGCGGAGCGTGCCGCATCTGAGGAGGCGATTGCTCGCCGTGGTCAGGCGTTTGCCCCGCAGTACCTCACGGAGAGAACCGCTCAGGCGGACCTTGAAAACGACCCCTACCTTGCAGCTTCGGCAGTAGCCGCGGATCAGGGTGTGATCGATCGCGCACGGGCGTTCACTCCACAGATGGCTGGGGACGGGACAACTCCCGCGATGGGCGTGCTTCGCCGCCCTGGTGAACTCGATCCTGTGGCTCGGGAGCGTGGGGAGCACCCCGCAGGTGGTTCCCTCTCCATGCCGACGCGGACCGTTGGTATGCCTGCAATGGGGATCATGCGTCGCCCTGGCGAGTTCGACCCTGTGGCGCGAGCGTTGGCCCCCGAAGGGATGCCTCTTGAGGACCCCCTTGCGGGCCTCCTTCTTTCCCCCCAGGAGTCTCAGGCCCAGGTCGAAGCCGGCACCCTCGAGACGGATTCTTCTCCCGAAGAACGCCAGCGTTTCTGGCAGCAGTTGGGAGGCCGTCAGCGCGAAATGGGGCAGGAGCGCCAGGCCGTTGCCGAGGAGGAGGCTCGTGTTGCTGCCGAAGAGGCCCGTAAGGCCGAGGTTTCTCGGAACATGCGGGTCGTCGGGAGCACGACGTTCGGCAGGAAGTTGGATGGCGAGCAGCAGCAGGCGTGGGCGGAACTCGACCTCGACACTATGACGAAACTGCTCGGCAAAGAGCATGAGCTCGTCAAGGCCCGGATCGGGGAGCAGGGCGAACTTGCTCGTGTTGGCGAGAGTCGTGCGGCTCGGAAGGCTGAGGAGGCAGAGACCAAGCGTCGCCAGGAGGCGGTTCTCAGGGACGAGTACGCGAAGGCGTTCAACCGGATAGTTGAGAGCGACCCCGAACTGATGGAGGCGCTCTCGAACCCTGCGATTGCTGCGATGCCGTGGGCGCAGGACCGCGTTGAGGCGGCTCGACAGGAGGCGATGGTTGAGGCCAGCCGCATTGCGGCGCAAGACCTTGAGCCTGTGACAGCCAAGGCGGGAAAGGCCCCAGCTGTGTACGACGAGGCGATGCTGCGCGAGGCGTTGACGGCAAACCCGGACATCCGTGCCGAGGGCATTGACGCTGCCCTCTTCCGGGCCCGCACTGACGACACGTTTGCTCGGAAGCTGCACGAAATGGCCATTCGCGGCGACACGATGGGGATCAACGAAGTGATCGCAGAGGCGATGATCGCTGCGGGAGGGGGCGCTTCTCCCTCGCCCGCTCCGGTCCCGACGCCGAAGCCTGAGAAGAAGGAGGCCAAACTGCAGGACTTCCCCGATCTCGCTTCGGTGGACGCTGCGGTAGCTTCAGGCGCATTGGCCAAGGACACGATCGTCACCGTCAAGGGCCGGCGCGTTAAGGCTGGCTGATGGCTTCGCGCTTCATAGACGAGGAAGAGGAGCAGCCTTCGGGCGGGTCTCGCTTCCTTGATGACGAAGCCCCCGCCGGAGGATCTCGGTTTCTAGACGAGGAGCCCGCGGCCCCCGTTGCCGACCCCCACAAGGCGGCCCTCCGCGAGCTCGTCCGCGACAAGGTGTACGCAGCGGAACTCCGCGTCTCTCCAGACGTCGCAGCGGTTCACGATGAGCCTACGTCGAAGTACCGGGCTGGCGCCCACGCCCGTCGCGGGATGCAGGTAAGCCCAGAGATGGCTGCCGACCCTGTCGCTCAAGCTGCAGCGAAAGGCGAGCGGGTCACTCAGCCGGCGGGCTCCCCAACTCCGATGATGCGGCTGGTCGACCTCCTGGACTTCGCGACATCGCCAGTTGCGCGTCCGCTTAATGCGGGCATTTCCGTTCGGGCGGACCTGAACACTCTACGTGGCAAGTCCCCAGAAGAGCGTCGGGCATGGGTCTCGCGTCTTCACAAGGACGACCCCCGGAAGGGTGCGTTTGGCGATCTTGTGGCGGCACTGGACCGTCAAGACATTGAGGGCGGCGGAGTTGTCGACAAGGCCGTCGGCACCATTGCTCGGCAGAACGAGCGGATGTTCCTGGGAATGCTCTCCGGCTCGATCGGTACGAGCCTGCCGCAGATCACACCGGAACTCGGCGTTCAGCGGGCAATGGACCGTCTCTGGACCGTCTATGCGGCTCCGAACACTGCAGACCCTTACGGTGGCACAGGGCTCCCTCGGCCGTGGCAAGACCTCGACGAGCACGGTCGTGTCGCCCAGGGGTCGAAGCCGTCCCATGTGACGGACGTGGCCCTTCGTGGCCTCGCAGCCAGCCCTGAACATGCTGAGGAGATGATCGGCGTTCGCCCCGCTCTGCAGCACCTTGGTTCCGACGTGCAGTCGGCTCTGGTCGGGCTGCTCAAGCCTGGGGACAAGTGGCTCGGCCCGAAGCAGATTTTCGTCGGCCAGATGATGGCGATGGCCGAAGGCGGCGATGGTCCTATCGCAAAGGCCCAGGCGTATAGAGAAGACGCGCATGACTTGATCGCGCAGGGTGATCTGCGCAAGGGGCTGTTTGTTGGCGAAGCGCTTCACACTGGCCTGGCTGACATGGGGTCGAAGAGTACGCCGATCGGCATGGTGCTTGGGGCGCGTCCGAACGCGGTGAAGACGGCAGCTGGCTTGATGACTCCCGAAGGGGCCGACGCGCTCAATGCGCAGCGGCGGGCGGCGGCGACCAAGTTGATCGATGAGGCTGAGGCGCGCGTCGCGAAACTGGGGAGGGACCTTACTCAGCAGGAACGCTTGCTCATCATTCGTGATGCGATGACGGGGGTGGACAACCTGTTCAATATCGCGGACCGCGCAGCCCGACAGGGGCTCCGTCTAGGAGACGACGGCAAGTACGCCAAAGACCCCGAACTCGCCGGGCAGGTGGTTGAGCACGTAGACACGTCGAAGGCGGTCTATCTGTCTGACGACGGGAAAGTGGTTGTCGATTCGAGCAAACTTGATAGGACGATGTCGAGAGAGGGCGCCAACCTCTTTGAGGCGCGGTCCGCTGCGCAGGAGGTGATCGAGTCCGCCATTCGGTTTGCCACCACACGCGGCGACGGAACGGCGCGGATGTTGGTGATCAACGGCGACCCGCTCGAACTCGGCCGATGGGCTGCAGCAACAGCCGAATGGGGCAGGACTCGTCTGCGCCCGATCGAGCGAGGGTTCGAGCCGTTCGCAGTGCGAGATCCTCATACTCGGAAGTGGCGGGTCGCAAAGCCGTCTGACCTGGTGGGGAAGAGCACTCTCGACGCGATGTACGCGGCTGCCGAGAAGCAGCGGCTCTCGCGGAACGCCTTCGCGCACAGCGTTGACGAGTCGGCGTTTGCTGTCTTCGACGGCCTCGCTACGAGGGAGCAGCGTAAGACGGCAATGCGGCTTGCTGAAGAGCTCGGGAATCCCTCATCCGAGGCCGACCTCATGGCCGGGCTGATTGGCGGGCTCGAGCGGCAGATCGGTAAGACGCTGCGGATCGTTCCTGCGAGCCGTGTGGCCGAAGAGGCTCGTCTTGCTTCAGATGCTTTGGCGTCGGCGGCGGATCGTCTGAATACAGCGTCCGCACGTCACCAGGAGGCGATGCGGGAAGCTGCGGCTGCGATCCAGGCGGGCGACAAGAAGGCCCGGAAGGAGGCGTTGAAGCGCGCGGAGCAGGAACTCGTGGAGGCTGAAGCCGCTGTGAAAGCGCTTGGGCCAGACCACGAGGAATTGGCAAAGGCCGCGATTGGCGCGGCACAACGTCGCAAGGAGGCGATGTACCGCGTCCAGAAGGCGGTTAAGAGGGCGAAGCGCGCGAAGGGCACAGCGGACGAGGCAGCGGCGCGGCTGGAGAAGAAGCAGACGGCCCACGCTGCGGCGAAGGCACAGGCAGACGCGCACCAGGCGGCGAATGCAGCAAAGGCCGCTGAGGGCAAGTCCGTCTCTAAGGCGGAAAGGGCTGCGTTGGCGTCTGCGCGCAAGGCTGCGGAGGACGCTCGGCGTGCGGTCGACGCCGCTGGACTCGACGTAAACGCCGCCCGGAAGGCTCTAGACGACGCCACGGCGCGGCTTCAAGGCTACAAGCAGGCACACAAGCAGGCTGCGGGCAGGTTCTCTCAGGCAACGAAGGCGATGAACAAGCGGGCTGCCGCTGCGGCGCGCGAAGCCTCTCGGCTGAAGGATCCCGTCGTCGACGCTCTGGAAACTGCCGCTAAGGCCGGACAGGCAGCGCGCGACCTGTTGAAGACAGTCACGGGATTCCGCACTGCCGCCGATGCCGCAGCCGCAGCCCGGCTCAGAACAGCCCTGGAAGTTTCGATCGAGCGGGCTGAGGCAGTTACGGAGAACGCGGAGTTCATGCGAGCGGTCGAGTCGTTGACCTATGCAGAAGCTCGGATGGCGGAACGGGCGATCACCCGTGTTCAGAAGCGGCTGCGCACAGCTGGGGGCAAGAAGGTCTCCAGAGAGACTGCGCGGGGGATCGCAAAGGGCGAGTGGTACGCCTTGCCCGACAAGGTCCGTACAACCGTAGAGGGTGTCCGCAAGTTCTTCGACGAGATGTACGAGACCCTCAAGGCCGAACACAAACTGCCGGAGTCGTGGGACAAGGACGAGTTCTTTGAGCGGATGCGTGTAGAGGGGTATGTGCGCCACGCGATCTCTCGAGGTGGGCAGAAGAGCCTCAAGGCTCTACGCAAGACCTACGACCTCAGCACAGACCTCGAATTCACGCTCCGACGTACAAAGAAGGGGACCATTGGGGAGATCAACGAGGCCGCCCGTCGGGACGTCGCAGAGATGATCTGGAACCACCGCCGGAAGAAGGCTGGGAAGACCGGAGGGAAGGCGTCTGCCGACGAGCTCGACGCGATCATTTACGAACACGGGCTCGACCAGATCGAGTATTTCGAGACAGACATCGTTGCTCTGATGCGTCAGTACGGGAAGGATGTTGCCCGCTCGACGAGCAACATGCGGTTCATCGACACGACACGAACCCTCTTCCCGGAGGGTGACGAGTTCGCAGCGATGGCCAAGGACCCGACGAGTTTCAAGTTGTCCGGCATTGAGGACGTGGACGTCGCTGCGCACGCTGCGGGTTTCCGGCGAGTGGACGGTGTCAGTCACGCTTATTCGGTGCTCGACACGGCAGCGTGGCCTGGCTGGAAGAAGTACAAGGATCAGATCGACATCATCTTGAAGGAGGGCACGCCCTCTGAGCAGATGACGAAACTCCACGAACTCATGGACTCGAAAGGGGTCCCTCGAAACTCCATCGTTCGCAAGGAAGTCGAGGTCGTCGCTGACGCGCTGTACGTCCCGTTCCACGTTGCAGACTTTGTCGAGCGTCTTGCTGACCCGTGGTATCGAGAGGCGTGGTCGAAGTTGGGGTGGGCTGGCGAGTCCTTTGACGCGCTGACGAACTTCTTTAAGACGAGTGTTACGGTCGGTGCGCTCGCTTTTCATGGCCGCAACATCGTCAGTAACACCCTGCAATCACTGATGGTCTTCGGCCCGACCGCGGTCAGTCCGGCCAACCAGATGGATGCGATCGCAATCCTCACTGGCAAGCCAAGCGCGAAGTACCGCATCAAAATCAACGGCATCGTCCATGAGAAGACCATCGGCGAGTGGCGACAGGAGTTCCATGAAGCGGGGGTGCTGACGGACAAGGCCACGTTTGCAGACATCGATCAGACGTTTGAGTCGATGCGTGTCGATGTCCCCGCTGGGGCGAGGGCGACGTTGGTTGGCGCTGGCGTCGGGGCGGCTGCAGGAGCGTATGCGGGGGACGATGCCGGGGAGAAGGTTCGCCTGGCGCTGGCCGGAGCCATGGGTGGCGCGGCTGGGTTCGGCGCTGTCCGCGGCGGTTATGACGTCTACCTGAAGCGTGCGGTTCGCGCGAAGACGGGCGGCGCGGGCTTGATGCAGGCTCTCGGCGAAGGCGTCTCTGCCAAACTCGGTCGCGACATGCCGGCCGACTACTACCGTCGTCAGGCGTCGAAGGCCGGGTGGGGCGAGGCGTCGTCGCAGGTGCTCGAGGACGCCATCCCTGTACTCCGCGAAGGAGCGTTGGCCGCAGGGGCAGCCGGGACGGCCGTGGGTGGCGCTGCGGTTTTCTCCGGCGGCATCGGTGCTCTCGCCAGCCCCGCTGCGGCGGCGGCGGTGTTCGCGACAAAGGTCGGCGGGGAGGGGTTCTTCCAGATCGCAGGAGGGATCGGACAGGCCGTCGAGCAGCAGGCACGGCTCGCCAACTACCTCGCCGCTCGGAAGGCTGGGATGTCGGCGTTTGAAGCTGCGGCTCTCGTCAACAAGACGCTGTTTGACTACGGCGATTTGACGGATTTCGAGCGCCACGTCATGCGGCGCGGATTCCCCTTCTACACCTGGACATCGAAGAACCTCCTAGAGCTCCAGCCTTATCTGGCCACGCACCGGCCGCAGGCGTCCATAGCTTTGAGCAAGACCCTTATGGCGGTGGCTCGCGAGAACCCGACTGACGAGGATCTGTCTCTCCTCGACGACCACCTGAAGTACCGGTTCATTGTGAACACCGGAGCGGGGAAGATCGTCGCCGGGTTCGGCCTTCCGATCGAGTCTGTTGCAGAAATGACGAAGCCGTCCGCCGCTGGTTTCCGCGGGATGGCGCACCCTCTGTGGCCCTTCTTTGAGCGGTTCGTGATCGGGGTTGACCCCTATTACAACGTCCCCCTCGAGGAGATCCGTACTGCTCGCGACGTGATCCACCTTCCGCAGACGTTCCATTCGTGGGTCGGGTTCAACGAAGCTATTCGGAAGAATCCAGGGGCCTGGTTGAAGGGCCATGATGCTCGTGACGTTCCTGAGATCGGCTGGTACTCCTACGAAAACGAGGCGGGGGAGACGGTCTGGTATGAGGACCCGGAGAAGGGCGCAGCTCGACTTGCGCTGCTCCGTTCGTTCCCGCCGTGGCGTCTCGTTGGAGAGATGAACAAGGCGTTGAATGAGTCGTTCATGCGCGGGGTGGGAAGCGGCTCCGGCCCCGAAGCGTCAACCGGCGAACGGGTGGCGGCGATTCTGTCCGGCGCGAAGCCTTACTCTGTGGAATGGGACGCGCTTGAGCGGAAGGTCTGGCACCAGATTGAGACTGCGCTCAAGGAAGAGATGCTCGGGCTCGGGAAGTTGCAGGAGACGGCTTACCCGGTCACTGGCGGCATGACTGGCCCTGCTCCGGTTTCGCAGGTTGAAGGGCTTTACGGCAAAGAGTTCACACACCGCAAGTTGATAGACCCTGGCGCAGACGCGCCTGTAAAGTGAGGCTGAAATGGGTGCATACTCTCGAAACATTGTCCGTCGCTCCACTGCACTGACTTCTACGTCGTTCACCAACAGTGAGAGCGCCCGTCAGGCAGTCCAGGCGGACGGGGCCAACCTGGCGGGCCCGGTCGGGATCTCCACGGTTCGCTGCAAGCGCAAGAGCGGGACCGGGACGAACGACATCACCGTCCGCGGCTACAGCGCGTCATCCGGTGGGGTGGAGATGTTCGAGCAGACGTTCTCTGCACTGGCGGACGAAGACACCGACTCGCAGACTTACGCGGCCTTGCTCCCGTTGGTTTCGGGGGAAGTCTTCTTTGTCACGTTCGAGAACAGCGCCGCCGATGCCAGCACGGCAGAGTTCACGGCTGACTACGAGGTCACGAAGTGAGTCACCCTCGCCAGCCAGGCGGGGGAGCGACCCAAAGTCCCGCGCAGGATTCGTGGGCGTCTCGATGGTTCTGGGCTCCTGAAGACGCGACGGCATCGCACGACTTCCTCACAGCTGGCACCGACTACACCGATGACAGTGGCGTCGCATGGGGGCTGGATTCTGACGGCGGTGCAGCGAACATTACTGGCCACGCATCGGCCGGAGTGCTCGGAGTTGATCACGAGGTTCCCGCACTACGGGTGACCACGTCGAGCAACAGCAGCAACATCAAGTTCAGAGAGACGCTGCAGACGTTGTGGGCCGACTATGCCTACGACGAACGGTGCTTGCTCGTCGTCAAGATGGTGGACCCGACACTGCCCTCGACGAACGATCGGTTCGCGATGCTCCGTGGGAACGATGCGGACTCATACCGTCTTCGCATTGCAAACGAAAACACTTCCGGCGCCAACGTCCGAACGCAGCGCAGGCACAACAGCAGTAATAGTGAATCGAACCGCCTGAACGATACAGCGCCCGTCCTGGCGATCGAGTTCTGGGGCGACTCGTGTGTCACCTACCACGCGAGCACCTGGCCGACCGCCACCGAGCTTACGGACAACCTCACTGAGAACAACAGGTTCGCGTGGAATCGTGCGCCATCCACCGCAGAGTTCCTTGACGACACCACTGACGTGTTTGAGTGGCTTGTGCGGCGCAACGGCGGAAGTGACTTCACGATCGACATCCTTCGGATGGAGCTCTTCAGCCGAAGTGCGAGTCTGGCATGAGTGACACAACGACCTTCCCTGTGAAGATGCTGCATCGGCTCGACGAACGAGAAGCCGTGCGCTTGGCGCTACTGGACATCGGTGTGACTACCGGCTTCACCAGGAGCAAGAAGACTGCAACTGGGTGGATCGTATCCATCTTCCCGGAGGCGAAGAGTGACGAGGCTTTGGTTGGCCCTGAGCATCGTTGTCAGGTGAGTACGAAAGGCAACGTCCGCCGGCTCCGTTCGCGCTGATTACGGACCGTGCTAGGACGAGAACGGACCCGGCAGCAATCCGCAATGCACCGCTACTCTGAGGGTGACATGATGACCGAAGACAACGGGGAGCGGGCAACCCGCCGGGCCATGGAAGAAGAGGCCCAAGAGCAGTACAGGGCGGCCGAATCGGTCATCGCGTCTATGGAAGCGGCAACGGAGTCGCTACACGGAGTCGAGGCACGATGCACGACGACGACGACGACGACGACGGGAGAGTGTCAGACTTGCTTGGGAGCAACCCACCCCAGCGGCGAGTTTCTGACAGTGTCGTCCGGCCCCACGTCCCAGCATGGGAGTCGTCAGCCTTTCTGGGGGCGATGGCGGAGCTTGTTCCGCAACTCTCTAGGACGATCGGCGCGCTAGAGGTCCGTATCGATCGGGCCGAAGCCGACATCCAAGCGGCTCGAGCCGCAGGCGCAACTGCACAAGAACACGCCACCGCCGCCTGCAATGACGTCGAGTCGCTGAGGGCATCTATCCGGGCAAAGATGCTTATAGCTGGGCTCCTGGGGGCCCTTGCCGCCGTCCTTGCCATCTACGCTCCGAATGTGCTCGCGTCATTGGCTGCTGCCATGAAGGGGATTCGGCCCTAACAGGTGGCGCGTGTAGGATGCTCGAAACGGGCAGGGACATGGCGCTAGTTCCGGGCGTTTGACCGCATCGCGGCCTCTGCTCGAGCGAAGTCCTCAGCAGTGTCGATGTCGACCGCCCTTTGGTGGGGGATGCGGGTCTTGGCGCACCGTGGATGAGCAAACGGCTTCCCCTGTCGGAGCCTTCGCAGGCTCATACAGTAGACGTTTCCGCTGGGGCGCTTGCCGTCGGTAGACGTGAACGCGCCGAGCCCTCCCGCCTTTGCCGCATTGATTGTCCTGAGCACGTCGGCGGTGAGGGTGAGCGGCGACGTTGGTTGTAGCAGGGTGACGAGCGCGTCCCCAGGGAAGCCGTGAAGCGCGTCGAGCACGGCAGATTCGGTGGTTGCCGTGTCGTGTGCGTGCTCCGGCAGCCGGTGGTGAAGGCCGACCATGTGCTGACGCGCAAACTCCTTCACTGCGATGTCGTCGGTCGTGCAGACAACGGCTCCGAAGCAGGAACTTCGCAGTGCCAGGCTAAACGCGCGGACGACGAGCGGTTGTCCGCCGAGGTTGGCGATGTTCTTGCCCGGGAGGCGCTTTGAACCTGCGCGGGCGGGGATGATGGCGATGTTCATTTCACCCTCCTAGCCGGCACCCCGACCACAGTCGCTCCTGGCGGCACGTCCTTCGTCACGACAGCGCCAGCGCCGACGACCGCACCCTCCCCGACTGTGACCCCAGGGATGACGGTTGCATTGGTCCCGACGAACGCCCTGCCGTGGACGGCGGAGCCCCCACAGAGGACAGCGCCAGGCCCGACGAATGCGTGCCTCCCGACGATGGCGTCGTGCTCGACCACGGCCCGCGTGTTGACCAGCGTGAACTCGCCAACGGAGCTCCCTGGGTGCAGGATGGCCCCGGTGAGAACTTGAGCCCCGGCGCCGACCATGAGCACTTCACGGACTACAGCCGTCGGGTCAACGGCCGTCATCCAGTTCGTCCAGCCGTCAAGCACGAGCGCGTCGGCAACCTCCTGGCGGGCGGGATTGAGGCCAATGCCCATGACCAGCCGCGCGTCTTTCGACAGCCCTCGAACGTCGTCGGAGTGAACGAAGATGATGTTCTGGTGTCCTCGCGCTCGCAGGGAGGCTCTCAGGACGTGGGCGTGACCCGAAGAACCGATGATGTGGATCATCGCCCCTCCAGGTTCGGCCGCAACCACACGAAGTCGTCGTCGTCCATGACGTCCCCTGCGTCTCTTCGGCGCGCCATGTACCTCGACTTTCGGGCCTTCCTCCATGTGTCGATCTCGCACTTGAGCCGACGCGGCGTGCGGCTACCGAGCGTGTCCTTCGCCAACTGGACTTGAGCAGCCCAGTCCTCGAACTGCTCCGGCGTCAGGGCGACGTTGGCGTCAGGGCCCTTGCCGAGCGTGACGTGCTTCTCGACCCACTGCGCCCCGAGGGCGACGGCCATCTGTGCAACCAGCGCGCCCTTCGTGTGGTCGGAGTAGCCGACGAGGTCGTCCCGGCTGGCGACGTGGTCCATGAGCCACTCGACACGCCTGACGTGCGCCGCCTCCTCCTCGCATGGGTACGCGGACGTGCAGGCGAGCCAGACTGTCCCGGCGTCGTTGCCCTCTTCGGCGACCCACCCGCCGGCGCGGTGAATCTCCTTCGGCGTCCCCATCCCCGTCGAGACGAAGAGCCAACCCCGCGTTGCCGCCACCCGCCTTGCCGCCGCGCGCACGGTCCGCTCGTCCGTCAGTTCCCCGGAGCCGATCTTGAGGTTGACGAACTTGAGGGCGGCGGCGAGCTCGACGGCGTCGGGGCTGAACACGCTGACGAGAGGCTTGACGCCCGGGAGAGCGTCCACATGCGCTTTCGCCTCCTGGTGCTGGTTCAGCGACCACTCCAACGCCTCAAGCATCTTGTAGTGCTCCGGGTCGTGGTGCCGGGACACCAGCGAATCGGTCAGGTACATCTGCCACTTGATGAAGCGGACGCCCGGGACGGCGTGAACGGCGTCAGCGATGCGCTTGAACTCATCGACGCTACCGCCATGCTCGCAACCGATTTCGGCGATCAGGTTTGCCACTTGTCCTCCTTCCACTCACGAATCGCAGAGACGCAGCGTGCAGCCGAACCCCCGTCTCCGTAGTGCTTGCTTGACGGGTAGCGGCCCGCCTCCAGCGCAGCCAGGACAGCCGCGCGAATGGTCTCTGCGTCGTTCGGCACCGTGACAACGGACGGGGCCGCGTGTCGCCCCTCCTGCCTGTCGCCGACGTTGACACTTGGGATGCCGAGATAGGGAGCTTCTAGGACTCCACAGCTGGAGTTTCCGACGACGGCGGATGCGCGGGCGAGCAGCCGGATGAACTCCTCGCGGGGGAGCCTCTCTGTGTCTTCGTGGTTTGCGCCGACGTCTGGGGCAGACCCGAACCAACGGACAGTCGCCGGGACATCTAGGAGCGCGTCGAAAACAGCCTGAGATACGTCCTCGCCTGTCGCAGTGGCGGGTCGGCACATGACCAGGACGAGGCCCATCGGCTCGGCCTCCGTCCCGAGGAGGGGCTTGATCTCGTCCAGAGACGTCGAGCCCACCGTGCGGACCATGACGTCGAGCTCCCTGAACCCGAACTCAACGCGGTCGTCAGCTTCGTGGTCGCCGCACAGGACGAGGTCGGACGCAGCCGTGATTTGCCAGCGGAACGTGTTGTCCGCACTTCCTCGCGTTTCGTCGCCGCCAAACAGGTGGATCAGCGGAATGCGGAGCAGCGTGCAGGCGGTCGTCACGGCGAGAATCTCGAACCGATCCCCGCACACAAGCACGGCGTCGTACCCCGGCAGCGCGTGGACGGCCCACTGCTGCACGATCGCGAAGATGGACGAGATATCGGCTGGCGTGTGCCCCTTCCAGTCGCGACACGGCGCCTCGAGCAACGTGGCTTCGCACCACGACTCGTCGCGGAAAACTCGCTCGATTGGCTGGAGGTAGCCCACGTCTGCATGGCTACCTGTGACGATGGCGAGGTTCACTTCACCCTCCCGTTCGGGAGCAGGATCGTCCTCGAGGTCCATTCAACCTCTTCATGGTCATAGGGCCCCGCGAAGGGAGCCATCGCTCCTAGTGGAGCGAACGACATCCGGGCTTCGATGTTGTGCTTGTTCAGGGTGGCGACAACGAGCCGTGCGAGGGAGCGGTCTTCAAGCGTCACAGGGACCAGCCAAGCGTTCCAGCCGTCAGGGATGGGCCAGACTTCGCAGTCAAAAGGCTCGAGCGCGCGACGGTAGGCTTCGGCCCGCTCCTGCTTCTGTTCGACGATGAGGTCGATCCGCCGCACCTGGCCGAGCAGGAGGGCGGCGTTGATGTTCGCCATCCTTGCGTTGTAGCCCTGCCGTTGGTGCCAGAAGCCGAACATCTCGGCAGTGCGCGCTTGCCCCGACCACTCGACGGCGGACTTGTAGACCCATTCGTCGTCGGTAAGAAGAGCTCCGCCTTGTCCAGCTGTGACGATCTTGCTCTGGTTGAAACTGAAGCACACGGTTGTTGCGTGCAGTCCTGCCCACTTTGTGCCGAACGCCTCGCAGGCGTCTTCGATGCCAGATTCCGTAGCAACCCGATAACCGAACAGGGAGACAGAGAGGTCGCACTCCTGAGACCACTCAGCGCGAGAGAACTTCTGACTCCCGTAGTCGAGACGCGCCCCGGTGGCGAGGACTGCATTCGCAGTAGCGGCGTAGGTCACAGGTGGGATGACGACCTTCCGGCCTTCGGCGGCGCCGTGGGCAACAAGCGCTGCGTGCAAGGCAGTCGTGCCCGAGCTCGTCAGCAAGCAGTACCCTTTGCCGGTCTCGCGACATAGCGCGGCAGCAAGAAGCGCCTGCTCGATCCCTTCTCCGACTTCAGCACTAGCCGCGCGTTGACGGTCTTCGTCTTCGATGAAGGGTTCGTGCATCCGAGCTTTCACCCCGATGACGGAATGGACCGCTCGAGTGAACTCGATGTCGAAGTCTTTGTTCACAACACCCTCCCAGTCGGCAACGAGTCCAGCCGAGGCCGCAAGTAGTTGGCGATGTCTGCGATTGTGTTCTGGAGCGGAACCTCTGGCTCCCACCCGAGGTGGCCGAACGCCAGGCGGGCGTTGCAGATGAGGCGTTGGACTTCGCTTCGCTCCGGGCGGGCGTACTCTTCGGACAGCACGGGCACGAGCGTCTTGCCGAGGGTGAATCCAACAACGTCAACGAGTTCAGTCAGCGACCACCCCTTGCCGCTCCCGATGTGAATGACCTTGCCGCGGAGCTCGGACTCTCCGAGCAGCCGAAGGCCGCGCACGGTGTCTCGCGCGTCCGTTAGGTCTCTGACTGCGTGCAGGCTCCCGAGTTTGATCTCGGTCTCGCCGCGGAGCACCTGGCCGATGATGTTCGGGAGCACAGCGCGGAGAGACTGTCTGGGGCCGGTCGTGTTGAAGCACCGTGCGACCACCACGTTGCAGTCGTCGAACGACTTGTCGAAAGAGAGGCACAAGCCCTCGGCGGCCAGTTTGCTCGCCGCATACGGAGACTGTGGATTGAGGGGGTGCTTCTCGTCCTGGGGAACTCGCTGGGCAGTCCCGAGCACTTCTGAGGTGCTCATGTGTACGAGCCGGCATCCGTGCCAACGCGCAGCAGCAAGAGCGTTCAGTGTCCCTCCTGTATTCACGTCCAGGTGCAGCCACGGGCTCGCGTAGGAGCTCGGGATCGACACGATCGCAGCCAGGTTGAAGATGATGTCACACCCTGTCGCGATCCTCTTCAGCCGGTCCTGGTCCCTCACGTCCCCGAACACGACCTCGCAGTCGACCCCCCGAAGGTGGCCCGGGTTCGAGTCCCTGTTGTAGTGAACCAACGCCCGCACATCCCACCCCTCTTCAAGCAGATGCTCGACAAGGTGGCTGCCGATGAATCCTCCGGCTCCTGTGACAAGGGCCCTGATCACCTTCCCTCTCCCTTCGACATGCCCGCTCGAAACTCGGCGTCAGCCTGGTGCCATCCGCTGTTCCATGCGATGCGCTCCCACGTCCTCGGCTTGTGCGGGTTGTCGGACAACTTCTTGCCGTCCGTCCATGCCCGCCACCCGTCTTCGCGAGCCGCGCGTTCCTTGTCGGCCTTGAATCTCACCGCGCCACCCCCCTGACAGCCGCCGCCAAAATGTTGACGGCTTCGGCGTCGCAGTCCATGAGGGCCCCGGCGACGATGGTTCGCTCGCGGTGGTCAGAGATCCCCAGGTTGTTGAGGATCTCCCCGATCGGGTTGTTCGTCGTCGTGGCCCGGTAGATCCCAAGCCGCCGCATGACTCTGGCGGGGTCGGCGCATTCGGGGCTAACGCTGCGGAAGCGTGCGAGGTCTTCGTCTGTGTTCACTTTTCCTCCGAGATAGCGTTGAAGTGGATCCGTCGCCGGCAGTGCGGGCAATTCATGGAGTCGCGCCCCACAGGCAGGATGTATGAGCGGCCATCGTCCCAGCATCGCGCGAGGCGCTTGACTCTCCCTGACGCCAGGCGGCGACGTTTGTAGGCCCCTGGGATCCCAGCTGCGCGCCGCACGACTGCAACGGACTCGTAAGAGATGCAGTACTCCAGGGCCAGCGCGTCATCGGTGAGTACTCCTTCGGGGTCTTCCTTGAGCCGGGTTGCGATCTCAGCATCTCGGCGCTTGCGGTCGTCGTTTTTGGGCATCTGCCTAGAATGGCAGGGCCGCAGGGCTAGGGAGGTGAACAAACTCCGACTCCCCGCGAGTTCGCACCGCCGCCTCGAGCGTTTGCAGCATGAGCCGGTAGCCCATCTGGCTGAACCGCCAGCCCGAGGCTTCGTGGTACGCCTGCGAGGCCGAGCTTTGGTCTTTCCATCCAAGGTCAGCGGCGATCTCCGCGAACGTCATCTTGTAGATTTCCCGCATAAGCAGGCAGGCTGTCGCCTTCGCTCGCTTTGCGTTGTTGCCGGCCTTCTTTCGATAAGTGCGGCGTAGGTGGTCCGGCCTAAGCCCGTAGACGTCGGCAGCGAGGGCAACGATGGTCGCGTCGTTCATCGCCCCCCCCTCTCCTGGTAGAGCCTTGCGGCATCGACCACGTACCTCTGGAACAGCTGCGGGGCTTTAAGCACGAGCTCTTTGAACTGGGGCCGGGTCAACTTGTTGCCCTTTCCCGCGCTTCCGTTGAAGCCTTGCCACGCTCGGTTGAAGACGGAGGATTTCATCGCTCACCTCCCGCCGCCGCTTCCAGGGCCATCGCGAGGGCGCGGCGGGGGTTGGTCTCGGCGCAGTCGAAGGTCCACACCATCGACACGCCAACCCACAAGCCCCACCGGGTCACGCCGCCCGCCTGTGCAACCGCCCTCCACACCGGCGCGCAGTCCGGCTGCGGCACGTCAGGCGCCACGAGGTGGAGCAGGGCGCGGCAGGCGTGGCTGAGGCAGCCGGTGGTGATGTCGAGGTGGAGAGCCGACGTGGGCCATGACCACGGGTCGTGGCTGTGGCCGTCCTGCGCCACATAGCCGAACCCTGCCCGGTGGTGCGGCAGGAGGTAGCCGGGCCCGTTGTTGGGCGAATCATTCGGGACGACGAACGAGCCATAGGCCCACTCCCCCGGCGGCAGGACCCCAGCGGGCCCGAGAATGAGCGCGCTCACGGCGTCCACCCGTTCTCGGCGCAGAGGGCGCGCGTGTTTGCAAGCGTTGCGTGCGACACATCCCGCGCCTCACGGAAAGATGAGGCCGACGCGGCTTCATCAGACTCGATCACGGCGTGCCGTAGCCACGCCACCGCCCGCCCCTCATCCGTCACGCACTCCTCAGCGGGCTTGCCGGCGAGGGCTTGCTGGACTTCACCGACGATGCGCTGGAACGGCCTGACCGCGAAGGCAACCTCACCGTCAACGTCCCGCGCGGGCTGGCTCAGGGCGCTCTCCAGATCCCGCACCCTCTCCCGCAGCGCCTCCAACTCGCCGGGCTTCTGGAGCCAGCGCCACTCAACGCAGCTGTCTTCCTCCCCGGGGTTCCATGCGTAGTATGCGGTCCCGCTTGTGCGAGGGTCCCCGCCCTTGACGCGCACCCGAACCCCCTGCCCGGCGTGCTCGGCGCGCTCGGGGTATGGGGCAGTCCGCCACTCGTCCCACTTCGGCTCGTTCATGACGCCCTCCTGACGATGAACTTGCCCCGCTTCATGTAGGAGGACCCGTCGTAGTAGACGGTCCTTGTGACGACCTCTCGGTAGGAGTCTCCTTTGCGGACATAGTTGTCCGAATGGTTTCGCCGGGCTGTGCGAACCTTGTTCGAGACCGTCTTCCAGAACTCCCCGTCGCTGAACGTGTAGCCGTTGGCGCGGAGCCGCTCCGCAAGTTCGTCGTCGTAGAGACTGGTGTCTTCGTTCGCCTGGCAGGCCGGACAGACTCCTTCCGGGGAACAGTCGTCAGACTCCTCCCCGCAGACATTGCAGTCGTCGTAGTACCAGGCGTCACACGGTCCGATGCAGCGACAGTGTGGCGCTGTGCATTTTGAGCGGATACTCCCCATACAGTCCTCCTGCCCCGTGGCGGTGGGGCCGCCCCTCCTCCGTCTCCAGAGGAGGGGCGAGTAGTCTACTTCGTCGCGGCCTGGAGTTCCTCGCGGCAGGCGTCACCGAACCACTGCTTTTCCTCGGGGGAAAGCGCCTTGAACTCCTGCATGAAGTCGCGGCTCGGGTTGGAGACCGGCGTGCCCGTCTCGTCGATGGTCCTGGAGCCGAAAAACTCCTTGATGGCCTTGGCGTTGCCCATGCTCTTGTAGTCGCTCATTTTCTCATCCTCCTGCGAGCCAGCGGGCCCGACGTTCAAGACCCTACAGCCCCATGCCGGAAAACCACAAGCGGAATCCGCAGATTCCCCAAAGACGAACGGCCAGCCCCGAAGGACCGGCCGCTCGCTAGCTACTGGAGGAGGAGAGGGCCCGGCGGATCTTGGGGGGAAACCGGGCACAATGACCAGTAGCAAGACGTCGGGTCAACAGGCCGCCACCCTCGCCGTGCGTCGTGGCTTGAGACTGCCCGTGCTTCGGCAGGTTCGTCAAGCCGCTTGTAGATACCGCGCCGCGTCGTGTACTGTCTGAACGTCCGAATAGGACAAGCCCCCGGGCGACTTTGCACTCGCCCCCTCTCCCCTCGCCCGGGAGGGGGGGCCGCAAAGCGGGGGCCGCAAAGTCGCGGCGAGACCCCCTCTCCGCAGTAGAAACTCAACCGCCCGCCAGGGCGTGTGCGGAGGTGCGCGTGGACAGTGCAAGGGTGTGGGAAGGGGTTGTGATCGACCCCGAGAAGTACAGCAACGAACATCGCGACCTACTCCGAAACAGTCACTACTTGGCGAAGCCCCCGCCGGGGGCCTTCTTCTGCCTCGGCGTTCGCAGGGGGCAGCCGGGGCTTGTTGGTCCCATCGGCACTGGGCCGTTGTTGGGCTGTGTGCTGGTCGGTCGCCCCGTCGCCCCAAAACTCCCGCAGGATGGGACGGTCGGTGAGATCACCCGTCTCGTACTCACCCCCGGGCTTCCTTACGCAACAGCTTCCGCCGTCCTGCGACGAGCGGCCGAGGTGGCGAAGAGCCGCGGGATGGAGTCGTTGATCTCCTATCACGACCGTACGCGGCACACGGGCTGCATCTACAAGAAGGCAGGTTTCCGAAAGGACGGGAGGTCCCCCGGTAAGCCGACGTGGGGCAACCGACCAGGGCGTAGCAGTCACGACAAGGGGACAACCCCAAAGCGCCGCTGGCGGCTGGAGATCGTCTGATGGCTCGCATCCGAACCCTGAAGCCAGAGTTCTTCCACCACGAAGGCATCGCCTCTCAGCCGTTCGCCGGTCGACTTTTGGCGATCGGGTTGCTCCAGCTGGCCGACAACCAGGGCCGACTGCGCTGGATGCCAAAGGCGATCGAAGCGCACGTCTTCCCTCACGACCCCGGTGTCGACGTCGCTGCGCTCATGGCTGGACTTGAAACTATCGGATATGCCCGCAGGTACTCCGTAGACGGACGCATGTTTGCCGTGGTGGAGAAGTTCAGGGAGCACCAGCGGATCACTGGTAAGGAGGCTGCTTACCAGTCGAAGATCCCCGCCCCGGACGAGGGGCAAGCGCTGGACGCAAGGCCGGGAAGCAGCGGGGAAACACCTGACCGCTTCCCCGGGAAACATGGCTCTGCCCAAGGAACAGGGGAACAGGGGAACAGGGGAACAGGGGAAGAAGAACCCCCTAAGCCCCCCACGGGGGGCAAGAAGAAGTCTGCGAAGAGAGCAGCATCTACTGCCGCAAACAGGGTCTTCGACCTATGGGCAGACCTCGCAGGAGCAAAGCCGGCAGACGGCACCAAGGTCAAGACGAACAACCTCCGCAGGATCGACC